ACTAAGTCACAAATAAGATCAGCGGTCACTCGCAAGCGTGCAAAAAAACAAGGCGTTGGTGGTAAACCCACTAATGTGAAAACTTTTGCAGCAAAAGGTGGTATGATTAATAATAATTCAAACATGGGTTTGTTTGGAAGGAGATAAAAAATGAAAGGAACTAAATACAAAGCCAACGGCGGCGGTATGATGAAAGGAACTAAATACAAAGCTGTCGGCGGTGGTATGATGAAAGGCACTAAAGCTAGGCCTATGGGTGGAGCTATGGGCAGTCCTAAAGTTTTTAGTAAAGGCGGAGCTGCTTTGATGAGTGAAATGAAAGCTAATCCTGGCATGACCAATATGCCTTCGTCTGTAAGAATGGCTTTAGGTGGCGATATAGCAAAAATAAAAGGCACAAAAGGCATGGCTAAAGGTGGCGGTATGAAAAACACCAAATACAGAGCAAAAGGCGGAAAAAGGTAATACTTTTTAATTAAATAAGGTGGCGTATTTAATATCAAATATCCCGCAGTTTAAATGCTGGGTAAGGAAAGAGTTTACAACCAATCACCAACATGGGCATGGTGAGTATTTACATGCCTTGGCTTTTGCAGTAAACACAATCCCAGATAGATCTCTCTCCTTTCAGGTGGTATTTACTGGTTGTGAAACTGATTTTGAAGGTTATCCTGATGAAAATGTGCATGGAGGTGCAATGTGGGCAAGGATGCCAATACAAGCATTGATCGGTGATATACCCTTACCAGAGTGGCCAAAATCAATGGAGGATCATCTAGCACAACCTTGGGACTGTTTAAGTCACCATCATAGCGTGGTTATTTTAGATCGAGTAAGCTCAAGTCCTTGGTTTTGTAAAATAGGTGGCGAGTTCTATATGGGCAAGTACATGTTTACGGTAGACTACACCGAACACTCGATAGCGGACGATCCTGCACAACACAAACAAAGTCACGTTCTATACTTGACAGACGCAGGTGAATATACAGGTAACTTTGTTGCATTACCAAATAATAGAGTTAGAGCAACCAATCCAGCCTTATGGAGAACAGGCGAGGGAGCTCCAGATTTTTCACCCAGTCAGTGGGTGCACTCTGCTGAGGCACATGAAAGTTATACAGATCCGGTCATAACATTTGACAATTTATATGCACCAGAGGAAGATAGAGAATAATTATGGCATTATCTGGAAGTAAAGACTTTGAACTTGACGTAGCTGACTATGTCGAGGAGGCGTTCGAGCGTTGTGGTTTAGAGCTCAGAACTGGTTATGATTTAAAAAGTGCAACCAGAAGTCTCAATCTAATGTTAGCAGAGTGGGCCAATAGAGGTCTCAATCAATGGACAGTGCAAGAAAAAACACTAGACATGGTAAAAGATACGGCTACTTATAATATTGACAGCACTAACGCTACCGCACCTATTGATGTGCTAGATGTTTTTATTAGAGAAACAGTAGGAACCGAAACAACAGACTTACCTTTAACTAGACTTAGTAGAGCTGAATATGCTCATATAACAACTAAATCAAGCACTGGTAAGCCAAATCAATTTTTTATTAACAAACAAACAACACCAACAATTAAGGTTTGGCCTACACCTGATAAGTCAAGCACTTATGTTGTGCACATGAATGTGCTAACAAGAATGGATGATGCGGATGCTGGTGCTAACACATTAGATATGCCATTTAGGTTTTATCCATGTTTAGCTGCTGGATTAGCATATTACATGTCATTAAAACGAGCGCCAGACAGAACAAGTTTACTAAAAGGCTTGTACGAGGAAGAGTTTCAAAGAGCACTGTCGACAGACGAAGATCGTGCATCATTTAACATCACACCTAATCTAAGGAGTTACAATAACGCATAATGGCTTTTGCATCTGGTAAAAATTCTTACGGTATATGCGATATTACTGGTTTTCGATATAAGCTGCGTGATATGCGTAAGACTTGGGATGGATTGTTAGTAGGGCCTGACCAGTGGGATGCTAAACACCCACAATTACAACCAAAACCATCTGCCGTAGATCCACAAGCAGTAAAAGATCCAAGACCTGATACCGCAGATGACAACTCTAGATTTTTAGTTTACACAAATGTTGGCGATGGAAAATTAGGTAGTTTGCTTACAACTTTTTCTGTTAGCTCTAGCGTTGGCGAAGTAACGGTGACAACATGAGTTTTACCTTAGCTACATTAAAAACAGCAATACAAGATTATCTTGAGGTTTCTGAATCAACATTTACTACACAATTACCGACTTTTATACAAGAGTCAGAAGATCGTATTTTTTCTTTTGTGCAATTACCAGAGCAGAGAAAAAATGTGCAAGGAACTTTAACCACGGGCAATAGATTTTTAGCTACGCCTACTGATTTTTATGCACCGATGAGCTTGGCTTTAATTAGCTCATCAACATACGATTATTTAGATTTTAAACATCCGTCATTCATCAAAGAATATTCATCAGGCACTACAAGAAGTACGCCTAAATATTATTCTTTATTTGACGATGCGGCTTTTGAGGTTTCGCCTATACCCGATGCAGATTATACGGTTGAACTTCATTATTTACATAAACCAGTCTCTTTGACTGCTGGTAGCGACTCTGGCACGACATTCTTATCGACGGATTACAGCGATGCACTGCTGTATGGTTCGTTGGTTGAGGGTGCGATCTTTTTAAAAGAGCCTGCTGATGTTATCGCACAGTTAGAAGGGCGTTTTAAGGAGGCGATAGCTAGAATGAAAAACACATCAGAAGGTCGTGGTACACGCGACGAGTATAGGTATGATTCAGTTCGCTCTAATGTGAGCTGATGAGTAAGATAGAATCTCTAGAGGGCAAAAGCATTGCTCTAGTAGGCCTTGGAATATCACAAGTAGATTTTGCAATTGGACTACAAAATGGTCGTACATGGGACGAGGTTTGGTGCATTAACTCAGCTGCATCAACATATCCATGTGACCGTATATTTATGTTAGATCCTGCAAGTAGATTTTTTGATAGTTATGACGCAGGCAAACAAACTTCGGTTATGTGTAGAGTGCTAGAACAAACACAAACCCCAGTTTACACTTGTGAGTTAGATCCAAGAATAAACAATCCTGTGTTGTACCCTGTTGAGGATGTATGCAACGCGACAAAATGTGCATATCTTAATAACACAGTAGCTTACGCCATTGCCTATGCCTTATACAATAAAGTTGGCAGGCTTGATTTATTTGGAATAGATTTTTCATACAAAGAAAACATGCACTTTGCAGAGGCTGGCAGAGCTTGTGTTGAGTTTTGGATAAGTAAGTGCATGAGCGAGGATATACTTATTGGTATCAGTGGTAGATCAACAGTGTTAGATTCTAATGTGCCAGCAACAGAAAAACTGTATGGCTTCCATAGATTAGACAAACCATTAGTCGCAGTGCCACATGAAGGTCGATTTATCATCGGTCCTTACGAGGATATAAACAAACAATTAGCTAAGTTTGGTTTAAAAATTGATGAGGATGTTGTGCCACCTGAGCCATACAAAGGATGAGTGCAAAAAGCGATTTTGTTTTAGGAAAGGTTGGCGTTACAACAACCGAGGGTAGAGGCCATGATCCAGAGTTTTGGGCCGCTCAAGCAACAAAGAAAATATGCGATATTTCTGACAACGCTCCCGACCATATCAAACAACAGGCTTTGGCTTTTCAAAATCAAGTTTATACTGTAATCTTATATACTATAAAAAATGCAATAAAGTCGCAAAACACGACTTATGCAAATTTGTTAGAAAAACAAGGCCACAGCGACATGGCTAAAATATTGAAGGAGCTATAATGGCAATAACATCAGCAATATGTACGAGTTTTAAACAAGAGTTGTTAGTCGGCACACATAACTTTACAGCGTCTAGTGGTAATTCATTTAAACTAGCTTTATACACTAGCTCTGCAACATTAGGTGCAGGCACAACAGCTTTTGTAACGACAGGGCAAGCAAGTGGCACAAACTATACCTCAGGAGGTTCAGCGTTGACTAGCGTAACGCCAACCACATCAGGTACGACAGCAGTATGCGACTTTGCAGATTTAACCTTTAGTAACGCTACTGTTACAGCAAGAGGGTGTTTAATCTATAACGACACACAATCAGATAAGGCTGTTGCAGCTATTGATTTTGGTGGAGATAAAACCTCAACCGCAGGAGATTTTACTATTGTGTTTCCTAGTGCCACTGCGACTGGCGCTATAATTAGGTTAGCTTAATGTCGCCTCATGCCGCTATCAAAACTTAATTTTAAGCCAGGTATAAACAAAGAGGAAACCGATTACTCAAACGAGGGTGGTTGGGTAGACGGTGATAAAATTCGTTTTAGGAAAGGCAGAGTAGAAAAGATAGGTGGCTGGGAAAAACTATCGTCTGATACACTAATAGGTTCAGCAAGAGCCTTACATTCTTGGATTTCTTTAGGTGGTAGCAAATTTCTAGGTATCGGCACAACCAACAAATATTACATAGAAGAAGGCGGGACTTACAACGATATAACTCCGGTCAGAAAAACCACTACAAACGCTGCCACTTTTGCAGCAACTAACGGCTCTTCGACTGTAACGGTAACTGATAGCTCGCATGGAGCAGTCAACGGTGACTTTGTAACTTTTTCAAGCGCTGTAAGTTTAGGTGGTAACATCACAGCCACTGTTTTAAACCAAGAATATCAAATCACTCTTGTTACAGGCACTAATACTTATGAAATTACCGCTAAAGATACCAGCGGTACCACAGTCACCGCAAATAGCAGCGATTCCGGCAACGGTGGTTCTAGCACTGATGCGATATATTTATTAAATTCTGGCTTAGATGTATTCGTGCCTTCTACTGGTTGGGGTGTTGGTGCATGGGGTGCTGGTGCGTGGGGTTCTGCAACAACTTTATCCGACATAAATAATTTAAGACTTTGGACGCATGACAATTTTGGTGAGGATTTAATAATTAATCCAAGAGGCGGTGGTATATTTAGATGGATTGAGAACGATGGTTTAAGCACTAGAGCTGTAAACTTAGCAACTACAAGTGGTGCTAATTTAGTGCCTACCGCGGCATTACAAGTTTTAACATCTGAGACAGACAGACATCTAATTGTTTTAGGAGCTGATCCAATAAGTAGTGGATCTAGAACGGGCACCTTAGATCCAATGCTAGTAGCATTTAGCGATCAAGAAAATCCATTACAGTTTGAGCCGTTAGCAACTAATACTGCTGGCTCATTAAGATTATCTGCTGGTTCTGTGATTGTCGGTGGTCTTAAGGCTAGACAAGAGATATTGATTTGGACAGATACATCGTTATATTCAATGAATTTTATAGGACCACCTCTAACTTTTGCAATTAATTTAATTAATGAGGGTGCTGGTTTAATCGGTCCTAAGGCCGCAGCAAATTCACCTAGAGGTGTATTTTATATGTCTAAGAAAGGTTTTTATTTTTACAATGGCTCAGTGCAAAAACTACCTTGCAGTGTGCAAGACTATGTATTTTCAGATCTCGATGAAACACAGGCTTTTAAATGTTTTGCTGGTTTAAATGAAGAGTTCTCCGAAGTTTGGTTTTTTTATCCATCCATAACCGATAATGAAACTGAAATATCGAGGTATGTTATTTATAACTATGAAGAGGGATCATGGAGCATAGGCTCTTTAGAGCGTTATAGTTGGCTAGCAGCAGGTGTTTTAGACAAACCCTTAGCTGCTGGTGAGGAAAGCTCTACAAAGCGCATTTATGAGCACGAGAAGGGGTTTAACAATGATGAAAGCGCTATGGATGGTGTTTTTGTTGAATCAGCCGACATAGATATAGCAGATGGCGACAGGTTTGTGTTTCTTAAACGCATTTTGCCAGATATTTTATTTGTCAATGACACAGGCACCAGTCAAAACGCTGCTATCAATGTGGTTGTCAAAAGGCGTGATTTTAACAATCAAACTTTATCCACAGATTCAACTACGCAAATTACTGCAAGCTCTACTTTTGGCTCACTGAGATCTAGAGCAAGACAGTTTGTATTAAGGTTTGAGTCCGATGATGACAATACCGATGCTAACAAGAAAAATTATAAGTGGAGGCTTGGTAGCACGAGAGTTGAGATTCAGCCATCAGGGCGTAGATAATGAGCAAACTTCTACCCACACAGTTGCCACTAGCTAGCGGTGACACGGTTTCAGCTGATACTTTCAATAGATTAATTAGAATATTGGAAATAAACCTTGGTGCTGTCGATCCAGACAGCATAAAGTCGTTTAACTCCACAGACCTTAGTGAGTTGCAATTTGCCACCGGTGCTATTATATTTAACTCAACGACAGAGGTTCACCAAGCCTTTGATGGAACGCAGTTTAGAAACCTGTATGAGCATCAAACTTATTTAACTGGAATCTCTGCAACGATGAGTATAGGAGCAGTAACGGTAAGTACACCATGAGAGCATTAGAAGACAGTTTAAGAAAAGTATATGGCTTGCAAGAAGTTGGTCCAGTTACAAAGCCACAAGATGAAGCTAAGTTTTTAATGAACGCTGTGCAAGGCGCAAAAGGTCAAATCTCAGACAAAGAAATTAATGAACTTTTAAAACAAATACCACCGCAAGATATGATGCCAAGCGTTCCATATACAGAAAACATGAGCCAAGAAGACAAAGAAACTCTAGAGTCTATGCTACAAAGAGCAGAGGAAGTGTCGATGGCGCCGTTAAGTGAAATTGCACAAGAACTTGCTATGCAAGGTGAAGGTGAAGATACACAGCTTGCACACTTACGACCAGGTGAGGTGGTATTACCACCAGAGTTTTTCGACGACGAACAGTTTGAAAGCGCAGTCGAGCGTAAATTTAAAGAATTTGATATTAACCCTGAGCAAGCGATAGTAGGTACAGGAATAGCTAGCTTGAATCCAATGACAGGCCTAGAACAATTTGGTTTCTTCAAAAAAATAGGCAAGGCGCTCAAAAAAGTAGCTAAAAAAATTGCACCGGTTGCAGGCCCGTTAGCTAATTTTATACCAGGTGTTGGGCCAGTATTAGCGGGTGCTATTGGCGCTGCAACTAATGTAGCAGCAGGCAAAGGTCTAAAGGGCGCGATCACAGGAGGTCTATCAGGTTTTGGCACAGGTAAGCTGTTTAGTGGTGTCGGTAGTTTAGGTTCCGTTGGTGGAAATGTTGTTGGCAAAGGCGGATTTAGTAAGTTAGGAACCCTTGATAAATTCAAAGCCTTAAGCAGTGGCTTGAAATCTGGTAATCTCGCAAGTACATTTTTCAACCCACTCGAGGGTGATACAGGCATATTTGGTGGCAAGATTGGACCAGCTTTTAGAAAAGGCATAGGTAGCTTTACTGGTTTTGGTCAACCACAAGCTCCAGCCATGACAGAGGCAGAGTTTGCCCAATTAACACCAGAACAACAACAGGCTTATTTAGCACAACAACAATCTGGTGGATTTTTGGGTGGTAAAACGCCGATGCAATTTTTAAGTTCTAAATTGTTACCACAAGGTGTAGAAGACGCTTTGGGCACAGGCCCAGGTGGCGGTGGTATTTTTGGAGGTGGTCAAGGCCAAGGCGGTGGTTTGTTCGGCGGAGGTTTTGGTGATGCGCTGAAAATGGGTGGCATTGGAGCTTTAGCTGCTGGACTAGGTAAATTAGCTTATGAAGATGCGAAAAAACAAACAGGTGTGCCTTTAACGCCACTTACAACCATGAGTCCTACCGGCAGATACAATATAGAAGCTGAGATTGCAAGAAGAATGGGACAGCCTGCTCC